CAGTGTCGGATTGTAATTCAGCGAGAATTTCATCCAAGTCATCACTTGTAATTTCTTCATTTTCAACTTCTTCTTCTCCACCTTCTTCAAGATTGAATTCTTGTTTACCAGCGGATACTGTGTTGTCACATGCATCTTTAGAAGGTGAAACATTGTCTCCACTTCCAATATTGGAGGTATCAGCTTCTTCTTCAACTCCATTCATTTCTTCCTTTAATTTTTCTGCAAACATTTCCTTGACACTGGAAGCAAAGTTTTCTTCAAGGAATGTTTTAGCGTTGGCTAATGCAGATTCACGTACAGCTTTTGCATTGGCTACGCATTCGTTTAATATATCACTCGTGTGATTAATATTATCCTTGCTTGATTTGTGGCTGATATGGGGTAAACACCCATGAAGCTATTGAAGAACTCCAAAGAAGATAAATTTACGTTAACACTAAACAATTAGTGTATTTGATATATAAATATAATTAAAAATTAAAAAATATAAAAAAAATATATATTTATTGATATATGCCAGCATCAAGTGAAAAACAAGCAAAGCTATTTAGATTAGTACGAGCAGTACAAAAGGGAAAAGTCTCTCCTAAAAAAGTATCAAAAAATGTTCGTCAAATGGCAAAATCTATATCTCCTAAAACTGTCAAAGATTTTACAAAGTTAAATGAAGATGGAGAAGGAGAATATACTTTAAGTAAATTCAAACAAATAAAAGATAAATCATTCAACGATTTATTAAATGAAAATTTAGGAATTCCATTTGATAAACAAGAACTAATTGTTTTTCAAAGTAAACAAGATAATTTTGCTGGATTTGGAAAAACAAGTTTTTTATTAAATAAAAATAAAAATGAAATAGTAGCTGAATTGTTTAGTAATGGAACCACAAAAAAATTTGTGTTTAAAAAATTAATTGATAATAAAGATAAAAATGTAAATAAATACAGTCTTTTCATTCAAATAACATATCCAGATAAACCCGATAAAGATATTTTTTACACATTAAGTAATAACTTTAATGACAAAAATATTTCGGAAAAAACAAAGATTTTATCTGATTTCATTGAAAGAATTAACTCTTATGGCATATAATTTTAATAAAAATTTTGAAAAATATATAAATTCTTCAAAAGGGAATGATTACAAATACATTGTACGGTATGAAGAAAACACACAAAATTCCAACTCAAATTTTTTTAATATGGAAAACATAAAAAATAAAAAACTAAATCATTTAAATAACCCAGGTTTAGGTGGATACGAAGAAAACCTATACAGACTTGATGAATTGGATAATCCCAATGGATGGGATTTTACAGAATTAGATATGCTAGGAGAAATGGGATATAGAATGGATGATGATTTTAAAATGTATTGTGAAATTGAAATTCCATCCTTAGAATTAGAAAATGAAAAAATGAAAACCTTCGTCTATAAAACTGACGAAGGTTATGTTATTGAAACTTCAAGAAAATATGTTTTTGAAACTTTTAATAAACTTTTAGAATATATAGATTCTATTCCGATGAAGCAATACTAACATCACTTGAACTATCTTGAGTTTGAGGAGATTCTTTGATTTTATCAGCAATTTCAAAATATCTTTCAAGTCTCATTCCTATTTGTTCATAAAACATTTCCACTTTCTTTTCAATTTCTTGCATCTTTTGAGACTCAGCATACATATCAGCAGCACATTTCTTTATTTCTTTCATGTCCCTTTGTATCATTTTAGCTTCCATCCAATCCCCACATTCTTTTAAAGCATATCTTTCTGCCAAATTAACAGCTTCCATGATTTTTTGTGCCGTTTCATATACGGATTCCGCTTTTAAAGACTCACGGTATTGATTGTATGATTTTATAGATTCATACATTTTTCTTTTTTCTTCTTTGGTAAGAGCCTCGTATGCAATTTCCGTTGAATTTTCTAATAAATATTTTAATTTCATAGTGTTTTTTATAAATATATCTCTTAATATAAGAAGTTTGTTAGATTTTTAAAGTTCGGATAATATGTTGTGAATAATTCGTTCCATATTTGCATATGGATTTATAATTTGAGGTTGTTGAACACTCTCGTTTATCTTTCCTTGAGGATACATAAATGCACCTTGAGTACTTGGATTTGAAACAAAATCAAACGCAATTAAATCAAAATCATCTTGGACGATATCCGCTCCTTCATGCATATCTTTTTTAACACTTCCGAGTCCACGACTACTTATACCTAGTAAAATTCCAGAGTTAAGTAAGTCTCTAAGAATATTACCACTTGGAGTTGGAAGTATTTCTACTGTGCCAACTAAATCGTCACCATCCCATCCCATATCAACTATGTTATGGCTTACATTTTTCAAGTTAACCACACTACTTTCTGGGTGATCTAATTCTCCCATGGCTCTTCTTTGTTTTACAAAATTCTCTAAGTATTTTTGAGATTCTCTTTCTAAAATATCTTTTGGGTATACTCTACCATTTTGATTTTTTGCTTCCGCTCGTTGTAATACACCGGATACGATGAGTTTACCATCTCTGATAGATTCTTTAAGAGATGATTTTTTAAACTCAAATGGTATTACATCAATTAATACTTGTTTCATATATTTAATTTATTCTTTGTTAAATTTAAATGTTTTTTGAAAGTTTCATCAACTGAACTCATTTCAGAAAGAGGCTTTTCTTCTGGAGTTTCTGGAGTTGATTGAGTTTCTGGAGTAGGAGTTTCATCTTCTTCGTCTCCGGTTACAGTATTAGTTTTACCCGTTGATGTTTGTGGTTCAACTAAAGCTCTTGATTTAGAAAGTTGATATTGATCTTTTGGTTTTAATCCAGAAGCTGATCCTAAAATTTTAATTTTGAAACCGGGTTTTACAAAAAATTTAGATACTTTTTGTTTATTTTCTTCTCTGCCAATTATAATAATCACATATCTATCATAATAATAATCAATAGCTACTCCGGTGACATTAATTGTATAATCTGCTTCTGGTTGTTTATATCCCTTTGCGGCTCTTACTACTACTTTTTTACCTAAAATTTTATCTTGTATAGTTTTTTGTAAATTAATTTTTAATTCTTCTGTAGAATTTTTCATTTTTCTATCAAAATCACTAAAATCTGTTTGTATATCGTAAGATTTCAAGTCCATTTGATTTTGATTGACTTGTTGATCGGCAGGTTGTTTTAAAGTGGGATTGCCAATGGGTTGGTTTTCTTGTTCGTATTTCAATCCATTGATTCCTTCAAACAATTGTTTATAAGAAATTTCAGTCATAGGAAGTTGTCCTTGTTTAAATCCAACTAAATTGGGATCTAGTTCTGGATCATTATGTTGTACTAATCCGTCTTTATTTTTAAAAGTTTGAACAGGCTCTATATTTAATGATGGAGTTGAATATGAAGGTTCACTATACATTTGATTTTCATCCATATCACTTTTATGTTTTGATACATTTGCAAGTGAATATCCACCTTGTTTTAAAGTTTCTGGTCTAGCACCTTTTTTACTAAAAGCAAATGGAGTCATTACTCCAGGCACTGCGGCTGAAGTAGTTGCTTCTTTTTTTAAATAAGAAGCTATAATTTTTTTAATCTTTTCTCTTAGATTTGCTTTCATTAATTTTATTTAATTCTTCAATTAATTCATATGAATTTAACAATGAAATTAATTGGTTTTCTTTTATATTAACGGAAAAGTTTTTAGAAGAGAATTGACTTATAATTTCGTTTATTTTAATTTTAATAACATCGGATTCTACATAATCTTTTTTCTCAGATAATATATCTATAATTCTTTTGTATTCACTTTTAACATATTTTGTGAATTTACTTGAATTTGATATGTTTGTTATGTATTCCTTGAGTAGTTTCTTTTGATCTGGTAATAAATTATTATATTTTTTATTGAAATTTTCTATTAAAAATTTATAAGCAATTAATCTAACATCAATTGGTTGACGTTCATAATTATCCATTGTATTTTCTTGAGAAATTTTTTCTTTTGTTATATTCTCAATGATACATTCTCTCGCACTCATTAATTCTTCCAAATCAAATTTTATACCTTCTTTATTTGATGCATCTTCAAAAAGTTTGTAAATTGATGCGTATAACTTATAATTTGGAATTTTATTTTTTAAAAATTCTTCAATGTTGTATTTTTCTTTTATTTCTTTTATTAAATCGTATTTTTGTTTATTTAAAACACGCTCGTTTAACTTAGACCGAGTTTGTAAAACTACATTCAAAATTCTATCAGCTGAAGATGTGTCTTTATTATTTTGTTTTGCTAAAAAATTGTATAATTGAACTTCTTTGCCTAATTCTTTTCCTTCTTGAAAATATTTGAACATTAAATTTTTAGTAAACGATTCATCGCGGCCAGACAAAATATCCGATGTTATCTGTCTGGTAAGTAGTTCAAACAATATACCAGCATTTTTAAACTTAGAATGTTTAGATTTCCTTTGCATATATTATTTATTAATAAATATAATAAAGATAGGTAAATATTAACTATTTATACTATTCTTTTATATTTGTTTCATCCATAAAAGATTTTTCGTTTCCTTCTTTTAACATTTCCTTTTCTTCATCGGGTGTAGTTAATAGAGTTTTTAGACCATTTAATTCATTCAATGACAATGGAGAATTATTTTTGTACTTATGTCGCACAGATAAATCAGGAGTAGAATTTAGTTCTAATGTGCCCAATGGATCTTCTCCAAATGGATATTTTCTTGCATCTTTTCTGCCCGTTTGATCTCTTTTCTTTTCAGATAATGGAGTAACTAATTCACCACCACCAGCTTCTCCTCCACCAGCTTCTTCTCCACCAGCTTCTTCTCCTCCAGCTTCTTCTCCTCCAGCTTCTTCTCCTCCAGCTTCTTCTCCCGTTTCTTCTCCTCCAATATTTCCTAATGCACCACTTGCACCAGTTTCACCTTCTCCCCCTCCAATTTCACCTTCTCCTCCTTCACCACCTTCTTCTTTTTCTTTACTCTTTAAAAATTCTAATGCCGGATCATTTCCTTCTTCTTCAATTTGTTTAAAACGATACGAACCTTTAGCATCATCAACAAGTTGTTTTTGAAGATCAATCATATCATTTTCACTTAATCCAAATACATTTTCATATAACCATTTTTTAGAAAACATCTTTTTATCTTGCATATCTCCAGCAAGTTCAATCTTACTCTTCCACACATCAATTTTTTCTTTTTCAAATATAGTTGATGGATTTGTAAGTTCTAATGAAAAATCGACCAAAGAATCATCTCTGTATCCTTGACTATACAAGTGAATTACGGCAATTTTATTCAATTCACTCACCATTATTCGTTGAATTCTTTGTATTGTTCTTGCGAATCTAATATCTTCAGCAGCTAAAGTTGCTTTACCTGATAAGCTCTCATCGTATCCCAAGAATGCTTTGGGTATCTTAAGAGCTGCCATCATTTTGTTACGAAGATATTCAATATCATCCGTGCCAGTCCATTCTAATCCAGACAAGTTTTCAATGCTTGTACCACTATCTCCACCACGAACAGGTAAGAAAAAATCTTCAACCATGTTTTGTAAATTAAATTTTAAATTGTAATCTCCCGTGTCTTGGTCAACATATGGAACTTTTTTCATCTGATTTATAATTCGTTCCATATAATTATCTACTTCATTTGGTGGAATATTACCGATGTCAATTTTAAAAATTCTCTTTTCTGGAGCACGCATAATGCGATGAATTAACATAGCGTCTTCCATCAAACTTAATTGTTTCCAAACTCGTCTAGCACCTTCCAACATGCTTTTTCCATATGGCAAGAAATTACTATCACTTAATAATCTAAAGTGAGCCATTTGATAATTTTCAAGTTCTTCTATTTTATTACCATATGGAAGATTAACTTGAAAACGTACATAATTTCTATTTTCTAAATTAGCATTTTCAATTCGTGTAACATAATAGCTACTCATCGGTTCAACTAAGTACACACCATATTCGGGGCTAATATGAGTTTTAAGATAAAAATCACCATATTTAACTAAACACCTTGTCCAACTCCAAAGATTAAATTCAATGTTTAAAATATCATAGAATAAATTATGAAGAATATTTTTTATTTCATCATTGTTTGAACTGATACTCAATACATCTCCCATTTCATTTCTTGTTGTACATTCATCAGCATAAATGTCTAATGCAGATGCAAGTATCGGGTCCATGTCCATTGTATTCGAGACGAAACAACTATCTGTTGCAAAATTTTCATATTTTTCAACTGTTACATCGTATACATCAACTTCGCCAATGTGTTCTATTGAAATAATTTTATGATTCAATGTTGTTTCAACATCTTGTTTGAATGATTTCCAATCATGTCCTTCTGTTTTTAAACGATTTTGAAGAGTGGAGTGATCACAATGTATATGTTTAATAAAATCCCAAAGATTAATTTTAGAATATTCTTTATAATATTCGTATGCTTTTTCTTTAACATTATCAAAAGTTATATCATCTCTATATTTTGGATTTTTATTTCCATTTTGATTTCTATTTTTAAATACTTCCTTTAAAGTATCTGATCTCTGTTTATTTGATTCATCGGTATGTATTTTTCCATAAAATGGATTATTTTCTCCCTTTCTTTCCCCATTCCAATGATGAATATTTCTATTAATATAATTCGGATGTGATCTCAACTTATTTAGTTGTTTCTCATAATTTTCTTTACCCCATAACACATTTTTATTATATTCAGAATGAAATTTTTTGTGTTCTTTCCAATCCATTATCAAAAGATTTTCTGGACTATTATCGGCGCCATTTATATTGATATGATGTACAACCTCTCCTTTTTTAAGAGGCCTATCAAATTGTTCAGCGACAATTTTATGTTCTGATTGCCATCCTTTTGAAAAATTATACAATCTACGATATCTTTTAAACCGTGTTTTTTATATCCGTATTCTCTTTGATAAAATGGCTTTATAGAATCACCAACTCTAAGTTCAAATGTTCGTTTATATGTTCCATCTCGCATCATAAATGGATGTTTAAGACTGGCAATGACATATTGACCATTATCAAATGTTACTTTATATCCTTGACGTTTTCCTTTCTTTTTACGAGGATGATATGCTTTACCTAATTTTATACTGTCTGTTTCATGATCATATGAAAATACATAAAATCTTTCTTGAGGTTTATCTTTATATTTTTCAGCAAGTTCCGCGATCGTGGGAAAAGTTCCATCGGGTAGTGGTACTACTGTATCTGGTCCAACGCAATCATAATCTCTAAATAACTCTGTACGACTACTTTGATAACTGAGATTAAAATCACGACTGTATTGATTATATGATGTTGTACGAAGTCTATTAAATCTATCTCTTAAACTATTTCTATCAGTAGCATAAAAAATTTCATCTGTATCTACTACTTTTAATTTTTTCCCCCCAATGTTTCTAACAACAACGTCATTGCTAAATAATCTTTTTAATCTAGCAAATAAAGATCTCTGTTTTAATTCTTGAAATGATGAATCAGCCATAATTGTCTATATTATATAAGTATTTACAACAACCACTTTAAACTTTCTTTTTTACCACCCATTTTTCCGTTTATATCTCCTCCAGTTGAAAAATCCCAAGTTTTCATGGGATTTGTCAAGGAAGTCGTATCACGAACATCTTTATTACTTTCAATTCCGGAATCAACCCTGCTTATTTTATTCATCATAGCTTTATTATAAAGTATCTGTTCATTTCGTAACCTCAAAGCTGTTTCTCGTATCCAAAGACCTATTCCAAATGCCATAACCAAATCATCATTATATCCTTTCATTGCTTCTGCCTTTGGACCGTTCCAAATAAATACATTCAATTCTTCATATAATCTATTTGATTTTATTACTACTTGCTTTTGTCTACAAAATAATTCTAAATTACTAATTATGAGAGGACGATTTTTAGTAGTTGTGCTAAACCCAGCAATCATTTTTTTATCAATTCTATTTAGTTTATTAGAATAACTTTTTTCAACATCAACTACGGTTAAATCAGCTGTGCTATAAAATGTATTTTGATAATTTCTATCTATAATTTGTTGTAATGTTGCCCATCCTACATTATTATTTTCAACTATAAGTAATGCATTATTATAATCAGTCGCGGTAGTAACTAATAAATTTCCATAGTCTTTAGTAGTAAGCTGCCCTTTATATTCAGCAACTTGTTCCATTGTTTCCACATCTATGACATGAAATGCACTATAATCTCCTCCGTCTCCTCTAGCACAGTCGGCGCTTAATATATAATTTTTACTATAATTTGGATAGTCCCATATCCATAAATCTTGATTATGACCCCGCTTTTCAACGGGATCTTTTATATGAGTTTGTTTATAAAATTCTAATACATCTACACTTACAACTTGATTTCCAGAAGTCGAGAAATCACAATCGCATTCTTGGGCAGCACCTTTCACTCCAGATAACTCAGTTTGCTTATCTCTCCAAGATTGATCTCTCTCCGGATGAAGATACCAAGGTAATCGTATAGTTTTAAATTGATTTTTTCCTTCTTCCGCTTCTACCCATGTTTTGTGAAAGAAATTTCCTACTCCGTTTGGAGTACTTAATACAATAGCTCTACCACCTGTACTTAATGTATATTGAGCGGATAACCAAATCTCCTCGATGCCATCTATAAACGCGCAATTTGAAGACAATATATTGTTTGAATAATATTCATGTCCATTGTTAACTTCAATTAAATCATATAAATCAATGTCGTCATTTATTATTAACTTTTGTTTTACTATTTCTATATTATTATCTTTACTGATAATCTTTGTACCTTTTTTTATTTTTCGGGTATCAATAAAGACATTATCGTGTCTTTTTAATTTATGACCAATAGAACAAATTAATATATTTTTACTATTAAATATGAATTTTACATATTTACATTTACTAACTTTTTTTATACCACTAAATGATTGCCATCCATTAGGTGTTAACACTTCCCAATCATTTATATCTTTATAATCAATACTCATATAAATTTTTTCATTGAATGTTTCAACTGAGGATTTACTGAATAATCCACCTTTTTTGCGTTTTCCTTATACCAATCATCAGTTATAATGATATATTTCCATCCATTTTTTTTGCACCATTCTGTTGCAAATTTAATTTTTACACTATTCTTTAAAGAATTTAATTCCGAATAAGGCTTTATTTCATATAATATTCTATTAACATCATCACAAAAATCAACTATATAAATTTTATCATTATTTGATAATTTGTATGGTATTCGTATTTTTTCATAATGACATTCTACATTTAGCAACCAAAAAACCGCTTCCCAATTACTTCTAAACTTTTTAATATTTCCATTAAATATTGCATAAGATTTCCACTTAGTCCACGAATTCGTAATACATGGTGTAAACTCGCCAGTCAATATTTTATTTTTCATTATATTAGACATCTTATTTTTATACTCGTTGTCATATATAAGATGTCTCTTAAGTTTGTATTCATTTGAATTCCAAGTTATTTGATTAGTTCTTGAAATCTTTTCTTTTACTTCTTCTGTGTGCCAGTCTAACCCATTATTCTTTCTAGTCTCAATTCTTTTACGTATAGTTTTTTTACTTTGTTTTTTTCCTGTATGCGACTTTGATAATTTATCAATTATTATTTTTGATTTTTCTACTCCATATCTTTCTAAAAAAGAACCGCTATTTGAAATTGAAATTTTTTTAGATCTATCTTTCTTTTTTACATCGGACATATTTCTATGCATATCTTTTGATCGTATAGATGTCAAAATTTTTTTACAACTAGGGTCGCCACATATTTGAGTTAAACAAATTTTATTTGGCTTAAATATAAGTTTATTTTTATTACAATATGAACATAATTGTACAGAATTAATATTATTATCTATATAGTATATTCGTTCTCGTAACGAAACATTATATGGATTTAAAAATGATGTATATTCACATATGTCGTGTAGTAAATGATGTAAATTGTTTAAATAATACCATTCATTCGATAATGCTCCTTTTTTTATTCTTCCATTTTTATATATAATTGATAAATCTAACTTTTTCATATTTTTCCAATTCTATTAATAAATATCAAGTATATTCATTATTATTAAACAAATCAGAAATATTTACTTTTCGTATTTCACCTGTGTTCTTATTACGAATTTCAATAGTTGTATTTCCTCCCAAACATTCATCAACAATTAATAGAGATAACGCAGATGAACGACCAGCAGTACCAGCAGATGATACCGCTTTAATTTGACTTCCATTTTTTAATCTTAATGAAAGTCTGTTGTCTTCTACACACGGAACTTTTAACCAAGATGGAAGATTATCATTTGCAAATCTAACTCTGGTAACAATTTCTTTTGCGGTTTCTTGTGTAATACTAATACACAAAATATTTTTATCATCATGAAAAGTCATTAACCATAAACTATATGCAGCTACAAGAGTACTAATTCCCATCTGACGACTTTTAAGAACTATATTTAAATCGTTATTTACAAAACTATTTAACGTTTCTTCTTGAAATTCAAATAAGTCAAAATTTATCGTACCTCTTACGGGATGTTGAATTTTTACATATTTCTTCATGAAATATATAGGATCTTCTATACATTTCTTATATTCAGCTTTAATTATATCTCTTAGGCTTTGTGACATGTGTCAATATATAGTGAATGTTCTATTCCAATTTGTAGTATTTAATTTTAATACCCAAAATGATTCTCCAACATTAGGTTTAAACACTTCGTCAAACCACATTCCAAAGTCATATTCATATATTTCATACGATCCAATTTGATTATTGTATCTATATATGATATCTCCATCTTCAATAGGAAAATTTAAGTCAGAATCTATTTCTCCGGTTTGAGGAACTTGAGAAGATTGTAAAGAAAATCCAGATGGAACAACTTGAGACAAATTTCCAAATCTTACATTTCCAGTAAATGTAATGGTAGTTTCTTCCCCAACATTTAATATGAATGCTCCTTCTCCTGGTTCCAATAGTTCATCTGGGTTTGTCCACTGTCCAAATTCAAGTATATTTATAGAGTATTGTTGTAATTCGTTATCAAATTTATAAATAATTAATCCTTCGGATAATCCTGTTTTTTCAGGGTCAAATAGATTTTTAATACTATTATCTTCAGAATCCAAAGGATTACATATCAATGAAAATCCAGTTGGAATTTTTATATTTACAAATCCTGTAATGTTATTAAAGTATTCATTTCCATAACAAAAACTAAAAAATAATACAAATAAAAACCATATTTTAAGTTTCATTTGACATTGCCTCATCACATTTTTTTGTTAATTCCAAAATTTCGTCATCAATATTACTTAATCTTTCATTAACTTTTTTTAGATCATCAGTAACATCTTCTAATATTTTGGTATAATCCTGTTTACCTTCCCATGTTTCTGTGGAACCATCTTCTTCCATAAATGTAACAGGATCATCTTTATGGTCTTCACACCATTTTTTAGCTTCTTCAAACTTTTGTTTGTGATCAACCAGATATGCTTTAACATTTTTTAATTCTCTTAATTTGTTATAATCCTCCCACACTCCTTTAATTCTAAGTTTTGTTTCATTATCAATAAAACAGTCATAACATAGTCCTGTTTTTGGCCAAACACGATCATCTAGGTAATTACCCCAACGAGTGTCCATATTACAACATGTACATCGTTTTTCATTAATAATAGTGGCTTTCTTAGGTAGTCTCTTCTTATATCCATTTTTCATTACCCAACGACGACCAAGAGAGTCTTCCCACTCTTCTCCTTCTTTACGATCAGATGATTCTAAACTTGGATCATAACCAACTTGTATAAATGGACGTTCTCCATTAACATAGTCTTTGATAATGGACAAATTACTTTTTCCAGCAGTTTTTTTCATAACATTATATATTAATTTTATTCTTATAAAGTATCTCTATTATAAGATTTTGGAGAAATTTTTGATGCTCTTTTAGCAGCTCTTGCTGTTTTTGTTGCAAGTTTTCTATACTTTCTAATTTTTACCAATTTTACCAAATCGGCAGCGGGAATTATAGATACAGCACTTATAGCAGCATCTAATAAATGTTCTTTTCTGGAGTCGGAAGTTTTGTCTTTAGCGGCTCTAAAAAGAGATATAATGACATTAGCTACGTCAGCACCTGTTCCAATAGTTGGTTCTAATCCAACAATATCTAATGCGGATTGAATTATATCTAAATTGGAATCGTATGATTCTTTTAACTTAAATTGACTTTCCAATCCTCTTATAATAAAAGAACCGGTTATTTTAAACGGTCCTCCATTATAAATACTTTTATCTCTAACAACTATTCCTTCGTGTTTTTCTAAATCTCCAATTTCACTTGTGGCATTTTTCAAAACTTCGTCTCCCAATTTAATTGTGGCAATATAAACAATTGTATCATTTATAATTTTATTAATATCTTGTCCGCCAAAATCTTCACTTATATTTTTACTATTTGATGCCGTAATAAATTGTTGGCGAGTAATTAAAGGAGTTTTTATGGTAACATTCTTCAACCAATCTTTTAGGGATTTTGTTTCTTCAGTTCCATTTGGATATAATGTAATTGGTTCATTCAATACTTTAACCAAATTAGGCTCAGATTTAAATTTTGTATCTACGCTACCTAATACTTTAAATCCATGTTTCATTGCAACTTTATTCAAATTATCAATGTAAGATTGCATTACACTTTCACTATATGAAATTTCACTTGCAATTCTACTACTTACAGTGCCATCTTTTTTAAATTTGGCAGGTTTAATTTCTTTTAATCCATGAATTGCTAAAAAATTTCCTATATCGCCATAACCAACTACATTTGTTTGTCCAGCAACATATTCAATATTCAACATGATATTTGGATTATCTAACAAACCCAATTGTTTTAATTCTGTTTTTGTTGAGGGTATAGCTTCATCAAAAATATTTATTACTTCTTTTCCAATAGTTAGAAATCCATGACCGGGACCAAATCTATTTTCTAAATCTTCTGGTCTAACTCCTTTTACATCCAATGGTTTGGCACTACCTCTATCTAATACAAATTGATTGTTTACTAAACGAATACTCGCATTAACTCCGTCAATTTTTACACTACCCGTACCCTTTTTTAGTGATTTTATGGCTTTTGCAAATGTATCTACTAATTCTTTTCCACTGTTTGCAAAATCAAATGGATGAGCCATGTGTCCCCCAGCACCTCCTTCTGACACTATTTTATTTAAAATATCATTAAGTTTTATCATATAATTATGTTTTTTTTTTTATTATATAAATATATTTTCAA